CCCACTAATTTTTTTTTTGAAATTTTTTCACCTGCTAATTTGCAAATCAGTTAGCATCCAAACAATGAAACCACCTACAGAGATGCAGAATAAATTTGTCGACGGCAAGCTCAATGGCCTGTCTGACAACGCAGCCAGTGTGCAAGCCGGTGGGTGTGGCCGCTCAGCGCAAGTGAAGGAAGCTCTTGCAAAAGCCAGAGCTGAGATAGAAGACATCACCACGCTTTCCCGCATGGATGTGATCGACGGGATCATGGACGCAGTTTCGCTGGCAAGGGTAATGTCCGAGCCAGCTACCATGATCCAAGGTTACGACAAGCTGGCTAAAATCCTTGGGTACTACGCGCCAGAGGTGAAGGAGATACGCTTGACCACGAACCAGCAGGTCTTGCGCAGCAAGTACGAGGTCATGTCCGATGAGGAGTTGTTGGCCAAGATTGAAGGCCGACTGACCTTGGACGGTATCTTCACGCAGGTCTCCCACTGATGGGCCGTAGGTCGCTGACGAGTAAGGAAGCAGTCATTCTCTCCAAGGCAGGTATGGTACCGCCGCACCTGAAGCCCCCAGAGCCCGTAGAAGCCCCTGGTGAGCCCCCAGAATCCCCCTACACCCCAGCAAACCTCATCGAAGTCACTGGTGAGGCTGCTGGGCAGCCCTACACCCCGCCGCAGTTCGATCATAAGCAGGCTAAAGCTGATCCAGAGATGGAAATGGCCGTCCGGGTCTTAGCTCGACGACGTCTGCTGTCGTTTATCAAGCGGTTTAGGCCAAAGTATCAAGCCGGGTGGGTGCACGAGGACATTTGCCGACGCTTAGAGCAGTTCGTGAAGGACGTAGAGCAGGGCCTTGCCCCTAGACTCTTGCTTTTGATGTGCCCACGCTCCGGTAAGTCCGAAATTTCCTCACGTCACCTCCCCGCGTGGATTTTGGGGCAACATCCTGACTGGGAGATTATTGCTGCTTCGCACACGCTGTCCTTGTCTCTGTCATTTTCAAGGTACATACGGGACTTGATGGAGGACCCTGCGTACAAGGTGATATTCCCCACAGCCTCTCTGGACCCAGGCTCTCGAAGTGTAGAGAACTGGAACTTGAGGCAGGGAGGGGGGTATCTGGCGGCTGGCGTAAATTCAGGAATTACTGGGCGAGGAGCCCACGTGCTCCTACTCGATGACGTTGTTCGGGACTTAGAGGCTGCTGACAGCACCACAATACGTGACAGCACGTGGGAGTGGTATGTGTCAACAGCCTACACACGCCTAGCTCCAGGTGGAGGTGTGCTTGGTATCCTCACGCACTGGCATGATGATGACTGGGCGGGAAGAATTCAGCAGGTCATGGCTTCGGGCGACGGTGACGTGTTCGAGATTGTGAAGTACCCTGCCATCAACGACTACGGGGACGAGTACATCCTTGCTAGCCAGCCGGGGCAGCCTATCGTGCAGCTCCTCCCAGGCACTCCCATACCCCACGGGGCTAAGCTGACCCGCGTCAAGGACACGGCCATACATCCAGCGAGGTACTCGACCGAGGCCATGCTGAAGATCAAGAGAAATATGTTCGCAGCAGGCCAGCAGCGTATCTGGTCCTCGCTGTACCAGCAGACACCCGCGCCGGACGACGGGCTGTTCTTCACAGCGGAAATGTTGAAGTTCTACTCCTCCCCACCGTCACGTACCGGACGCACGGTGTATCAGGCGTGGGACTTTGCCATTGCCACAGGCCAGGAGAACGACTACACGGTGGGGGTCACGCTCCTTCAGGACGAGAACGACACGCTGCACGTCCTGGACGTACTACGGTTCAAGTCCGGTGACAGCTTCTTCATTATTGACTCGATACTTGACTACGCCAGGCAGTACGACGTCGATCTCTTGGGCTTCGAGGACGGGCAGATATGGAAGACGCTACAGGCTCAGTTTGAGAAACGCTGCTCGGAGCGCAGGTACTACCCCAGCCACGAGATACTGAAGCCACTGACGGATAAGTTGGTGCGAGCCCACCCTCTGCGTGGGCGGATGCAGCTTGGGAAGGTGTTGTTCGACGCCAACGCGCCGTGGTGGCAGGACACTAAACAGGAGCTGCTAAGGTTCCCAGCGGGGAAGCATGACGACGTCATCGACAGCCTTAGCTGGGCGGTCCGCCTCACGCTAGGTCGACACGCACCTCGTATGCCGGACAACACACCGAAGATGAAAAGCTGGCGGGACGCACTCCCCGGCCTGGGCAGCGGAACAGGCAGCCACATGTCTGCGTGACGTGACGTGATTACTGATACACTCTGGGAAAATTAGGAGCTACCTGTTATGCCAGTCGACGCCTCGAAAGCACAAGAACAGTGGGATAGGTTTGTCTATTGCAGGGACTCCGGTCACGTAGAGTTCTTGGTCAAGGCAGACAAGTGTGACAAATTCTTCAAGGGTGAACAGTGGGAGAAGGATGACCTTGCCGCCTTGAAAGAGGCCCGGCGGCCTGCGATGACGATCAACAAGATTATCTCAACGGTTGGTACCGTGCTCGGTGAGCAGATATTCAACCGCACGGAGGTTCTCTTCCGCCCGAAGAACGGTGCCAAGCCCGAGACAGCAGAAGCTCTCACGAAGGTCTGGCTGCATGTGTCTCAAGAGAACCAGCTCCCCTGGGCTCGCTCGGATATGTTCTGCGACGGCATAATCCGCTCGCGAGGCTTCGTCGACATGCGTATTAAGTTCGACGACAACATGCAGGGTGAGATAGAAATCACGAACTTGAACAGCAAGAACGTGGTTATCGACCCTGACGCCGAGGGCTACGACCCTGACGAGTGGAACGACGTGTTCGTCACGAAGTGGCTCAGCGGGCAGGACATCTCGGTGCTGTACAACGAGGACGACGCAGAGTTCCTCTCCAGCAGGGACACGGCGTCGTATGCGTTTGGTTACGACAGCCTCGACAGGGTGAGGGACAGGTTTGGTACGCCAGAGACCTTGGGTAATGCGAGCGCCTTCGACTCTGACAAGCACATGGTGCGTAGGCACATCAGGGTGTTGGAGCGACAGTACCGCCTCTTGAATAAGCAGTTGCACTTCGTTGACATTGAGACGGGAGACATGCGGCCCATCCCGCACGACTGGAAGCGGGACAAGATTGCCGCCCTGCTGGAGAAGACTGGTGGAAGGATTTCCACCACGAAGAAGCTCGTCAAGCGGATACGCTGGTGCGTCACAGCAGACAACGTAGTGCTTCACGACGAGTGGAGCCCGTATCAGCACTTCACAGTCGTGCCGTACTTCCCGTACTTCCGCTACGGCACTACCATCGGGATCGTTGAGAACCTCCTTGGCCCGCAGGAGATACTGAATAAAGTCTCCAGCCAAGAGCTGCACATCGTCAACACTACGGCGAACAGTGGATACGTGGTTGAGGAGGACTCACTGGTCAACATGACCACGGAGGAGCTAGAGCAGCAGGGTGCCAAGACAGGAATCGTGCTGGAGTACCGGAAGTCCGCCCAGCCGCCGCAGAAGATTCAGCCGAACCAGGTGCCGACGGGTCTCGACCGCATAAGCTCCAAGGCCGAGGATAGTATCAAGAACATCTCGAATGTGTCGGACAGCATGCAGGGGTTCGACCGTGCGGACGTGGCAGCCAAGGCCATTGCGTACAAGACCCAGCGCGGCTCCGTGAACATGACGAAGATCATGGACAACTTGGAGCGCACGGATTACATTCTCGCGAGGAACGGCATAGACCTGATTCAAGCGTTCTACACCGAGCCCAGGCTCATCAACATCACCCACTCGGACATCACTCGTGAGTCGGAGCAGGTGTCTGTAAATCAGCAGCAGCAGGACCCCGCCACTGGCGAGATGGAGATCATCAACGACCTGACACTCGGGGAGTTCGACATCACCATCACCACCACCCCTGCCCGCGCCAGTATCGAAGACACGCAGTTCGAGCAAGCACGAGGGCTGAGGGAAATTGGTGTGCAGATACCGGACTCGGTGCTCATCGAGAACTCGCGCCTCTCACGTCGCGCCGAAATCATCAAGCAGATGACAGGGGACAAAGAAAGCCCTGAAATGCAGGCCCAGATGCAGATGCAGCAGCGCACGCAGGAGGCACAGGTCGCAGGGCTGGAGGCCGACGTGGCCGACAAGCAGGCCGACACGCAGCTCAAGCTCGCCAAGGTTCAGGAGCTTATGCAGAACGACGGGCAGCAGCAGGCTCAGCAGGAGATGGGTATGAAGCGGGAAGAAATGAGCGCCTCGCTGGAGTTCAAGGTGGCTGAGCTGGAGCTGAAACAGAAGGAGATGGAGAGGAAGCTGGAGTTGCAGCAGGAGGCTCACCAGCTCACCATGCGCATCAAGCAGCAGGAAGCCGAGCAGAACGCCAAGCTCCGCGAGGAAGACGCCGTCGCCAAGCGGGCACAGATGTTGCGGACACAACAGACCGGAGGCCAAGGTGGCCGAGTGGAATAACAAGGAGAAGTAAATGAGTGAAGATCGAGGTGACAACGTAGAAGAAGTTGTAGAGGAAGAGGTAGTCAGTGAGGAGGGCCTTGCAGCTACGGCCTTGATTGACGAGGCCGTCGAAGAGAAGGGGGAAGCCCCGTCTCGTGACGAGACGACCGGGAAGTTCCAGAAGAAGGTTCACGAGAATCAAATACCGAAGTCTCGCTTCGACGACGCTGTCGGCAAGGAGCGTGCTGCCCGTGAGGCTGCGGAACGCCGCGCCACTGAGGCTGAGTCCCGCTTGCGCCGCGACGAACGTAGCGACGAGGTGGCCAAGATGGAGACGGCCATCGAAGCGCTTGAGGTCAAGCACTCGAAAATGCTGCTCGACGGTGAGAGCGAGCAGGCGTCGAAGATCATGGGTGAAATTCGACGCGCTGAGCGGGACATTGCCCGCGCTGAGTCGGACGCCCGCCACAGCCAGTCGACCGCCGCCGCCGTCGAGCAGGTGCGCATGGAGGCTACGATTGCCAAGTTGGAGTCGAGCTACCCGACGTTTAACCTTGACAGTGATCAGTACGACCAGGACATCGTCGACATCGTACTGGCTGAGCAAGACCGCTTGATCCGCGTGGAGCGGCTGTCACCGTCGAAGGCCATGGAGAAGGCTGCCAGTAAGCTCATGAGCAAGCTGCACCCAGGGGTGGCTGTCGATGAAGGTGTTCCGAAGGGCCTCGCCGCGAACAAAGGCACCGGGAATCGAAAGTCTGATCAAGTGACCCGGAACATCGCCGCCGCAGGCCGGCAGCCAAGCAGCATGAACGCCTCGGGTAAAGACTCGGACAAGGCAGGTGCGAGCCTGCCGTCGACGCCTGTAACGATGGAAGAGTTCAACGCGCTGCCAGAGAGCGCTAAGTTTAAGATGCGAGGAGACGTGCTGTGAAAAAACCAAAACCACCCAGACCGCCAAAGTATTTGCACACGATGCAAATGTTCTGCTAATATCTGAACCGATTGGTCCACGTTACGGACTAAACCCGCCTTCGGGTATGTACGAGGGCACGCCGAGCCAGGGCGTTAATCAGGCCGGGTCGTCTCCGTAAAGGTCGTTCGTTGCAAACCGACAATCAACTTTTACAGGAGCATCAAAATGAGCAATACAAATTTCGCCGCTCTAACGAGCGAACAGAAGACCATCTGGTCCATGGACCTTTGGAAGCAAGCCCGGAACTACAGCTTCATCAATAAGTTCCTCGGCAAAGACAGCCACGCTATCGTCCAGCACATTACCGAACTGAAGAAAAGCGAGAAGGGAGCCCGCGCAGTCATCACCCTCGTTGCAGATATGGAAGGTGACGGTGTCGTTGGGGATAGCACGCTTGAGGGTAATGAAGAGGCCCTCAAGGCATACGACCAGGTCATTCGCATCGACCAGATGCGAAACGCCAATCGTAACGAAGGCCGCATGAGTGACCAGAAGTCGATTGTGAACTTCCGCGAGCAGTCCCGCGACAAGCTGGCCTACTGGCTGGCTGACCGCTGTGACCAGTTGGCCTTCCTGACCATGTCGGGTGTCGCTTACACGCAGACCACTTCGGGAGCCGCTCGCGTAGGTTCGCGTTTGGGTGAGCTGGAGTTCGCCGCTGACGTATCCGCCCCAAGCTCGAAGCGGAACTTGACGTGGAACAACACTGCCAAGACTCTGACCGTCAATGCTGGTACAGGTAGCATCGCCGCGACTGACACCCCCGCTTGGGAGTTGTTCGTGAATGCCAAGGCTTACGCCAAGGACAACTACATTCGCGGCACCATGAGCAAGGATGGTGAAGAGTTGTACCACGCATTCTTGACCCCTCAAGCAATGGCCAAGCTGAAGCTGGACCCTGTTTATCGAGACAACCTACGCTATGCCAAGTCACGCGGCAGCGAGAATGAGTTGTTCACGGGCGACTCTGTCAAGGTCGACGGCATCATGCTCCACGAGTTCCGCCATGTGTATAACACCGCGGGGGCGGCATCAGGCTCGAAGTGGGGTAGCGGAAGTGCCATTGACGGTTGCCAGATTCTGTTCTGCGGTGCCCAATCAATGGGTATGGCTGACATCGGCGTATCTGAGTGGGACGAGGAAGAGTACGACTACGGGGCCAGCCACGGCATCGCTATTGCCAAGATCATTGGCTTCTTGAAGCCGAAGTTCTACACGCAGTACAGCGGAGGCACTGTGCAGGATCACGGCGTCCTAAGTATCTACACGGCTCAATGACACTTATATAAGGAGACTGACATGAGCAAAAAAATTGCAAGCCGCACCGCCCAAACAGTGTTGATGGCTGAATGTGTTCTGAACTGGAACGACTGGGTGATTGACACCGCCACGCTTCAGAAGGCCACACTCGGCTCGACGACTACCAACGCCACGCTGGATACAGGGGCTGTCGCTGGCCTGATCAACGGCAAGAACACCACCGTCACTTTTGATGCAATTCCGCTGCCTATCGGCGCGGTGATCATCAGCGGCGAGGTTCTTGTCGAGACTGTGTGGGCAGGGCCGACGATCACCTGCTCGGTAGGTATTGCGGGGACTACCACGAAATACACGACTACGTCTGACTTGGCTGCCGCAACCCGCGTGGCATTTACCATCACGACGAACGTCGAGCTGGGCAGCAATGCTGGGCAAAATCTGCGCCTGACGATGGCTATCGGCAACACGACCGCAACAGCAGGAAAAGCACGCATTCGGGTGCTCTACACCGTGGACGGACGCGCCTCTGAAAACTCCTCGCTGACCTAAGCGAGGCACTTAACGACGGGGCGAAAGCCCCGTCGTTCCATCTACAGGAGATTCAAAAAATGCCTGAATTCGTACTGAATCGCACGTATGTCATGCCTGGCAAAGGCCACATGATCCGTTTCGAGAAGGGCCAGCCTACGTGGGTGCCTCCCGAGCTGGTCAAGGAGGCCGCTGCCATTGGCGCGGAACCATTGGACGGCCCTGTTGATATTCTCGGCCCAGAGGAAGTAGATGGCCTGGTGTTATCCGCCGGTGAACGATTGGAAAAGATTTCAGAATTCATCAAGATAGTGGTCGCGCGCAACGAAAGCGCTGACTTCGACGCTTCGGGCAAACCGAGCATGAGATGTATGACCCGCTGCGCTGACTTCGCTGTTACCAAGAAAGAGCGCGATACAGCCTGGGCGGCATACCGAGAAACCGTAGCTGCTGCGAAAGTCTAAATCATGGCTGCCGTCACACAAAGTAAATATACTGGCCCCCCTTCATCGGGAAGTTGGGCACTAGGCGACACAGTCACCGACGCATCGAGCACGGTGTGGGAGTGTGTCTTTCCTGGCCCAAATAGCCAGTGGACTGTGCAGTCAACCGCTACGGCGTCAGGCGCAGTGGATGTCGCCGTCGCGTTGGTGTCAGCAGTGGCTGGAACAGTGACTGCGAGTAAGGCTGTCATCGTCGATGCAAGTAAAGACGTGAGTGTGTTCAGGAATGTGGGGGTGATAAACCTCGACGCAGGTTCGTCAGGTGTGGCGGGCTCAGTCGATATATTCCCCGCAACAGCCCTTAGTGGCAAAACTACTATTACCTCCAGCGACAACACGGGCGACACAATCACAACGATTACCGTGGCTGCTCAGGCAGGGGAAAAAACACTTACTGTGCCTGACCCCGGTGCGTCGGCTTCGTTTGTCATGACTGAGGGAACCCAGACCGTCGCAGGCGCCAAGACCTTCAGCTCTGCTGTCTTGAATACTGCAAGTGTCGGCACCGCCGGCACGGGCGTCACCGCTGTTGAGCACGGCGACGGGCGGCATCATGTCACAGTCTTGACGCTGGTCACGACACTTCCTGCCATTGCGGGTGGTGCAAACCTCGGCGTGGGCAAGCTGATCTACACATTCCCCGCAGGTGTGCAGGTTATCAACTCAGCCCACATGGGGGTAGGTGTCACGCAGACGGAGGACTTCATCAACGCAGACACGCCGGATGTGGGCCTCGGCACCGTCATTGCGTCGGGGGTGATAGCCCTGCTTGGGGGCACGGCCACCTTCGAGGACATTATCACCGGCCAACTGGCTACGAACTGTACGGGCACCGCGACGGTTGCCGCGACGATACCTACTGCGAACGTACCCATGATTCGACTCGCAGGAGACGCCAAGACCGTTCACCTTAACGTGGCCGACGGGTGGGCAGCAAGCGGTGACGCAGCCGCTCTCGTGACAGGCACTGTCACTCTTGAATGGAGTACGTTAGCATGACAAACAGGGCACTAACTCGACTGTCAGGTGTTACAACCGAGCAGGTTATCTACGCGGCTCCGTGCCGTTTGATTGGCGTCCTTCCCGAGCTGCTCACTACAGGTACGATCAAGTTGCGTGATGACAGCGTAGCTGCGCCTGTCATACCGACGACGCCTGCTGCTGTGGCGGCAGCCGGGGGCTCGCTGGCCGACGATACGTACTACGCCAAGATCGTAGCCGTCGACAAGTACGGCGAGTTCTCCTTGCCTTCCACTGAGGTCAGTGCCACCACGGCGACCACGAACAACAGCGTCACCTTCACCTGGGATGCAATGGACAACGCTGTGTCCTACCGGATTTTCTTCGGCACGGTCAGCGGCACTTTGCCAAAATACTTCGAGGCGACGGCGGCTACGTACACTCTAACCACGACGACGGGCCAACTCACAGCCACGATCCCTGCCACGGCAACTGCTGGAAACAACCAACTGAAAGCGCAGTGCGCCATAGGGTTATTGCAGGCAGGTAAGTTTTTTGGCAGCGCTGTGTTTCACAAAGGGTTGACGGCTCAACTATCCGTGGGCACGGACATCTCGGCAATTGTTTGGGAAGCGATGTGATGCCTTATGGACATCGCCCCGATACTTGAAATACTCGGACCGGCGGGGCTTGGCGGCGTAGCCACGTACTTCGGGCTAAAGCGCCTTGCGCGGGGTGACAAAGCTCAGGACACCGCCGCGAAGATCGACCACGTTATGCAAGAGGCGCTGCTGGCCGACGTTCAGCAACTCAAGGAAATGGCCGCCCAGGTCAACCCTCTAAAAAACTTGCTGGCGATGAAGGACACGCGCATGCAGTCGATAGCTCTGATGCTTGAGGATATTCGGGACGAGCTTTGCGACCCATGCCTGTCTCGTAGCGCGAGGCTGATTCGGCGCATCGAATACCACCTCGACCAACTCATCCCGAAAACTGACAAGCATAAAGCATCGTTCGTGAAGCACGACCAGAATCCATTGGACGCGCAAATGACCGCGTTCACCGGGATAGACTACGCGGTGGTACGCAAAGATGAGCCGAGACCGGCTGACCCGAGGAATGAATAATGACGGATCACGTTAAGATAGTTGGCGATGTGCTTTCAGTATCAGTTGTTTTTGCGACTCTTGCTGACTGGCTCCCGCCTGTTGCCGCTGCCATGTCCATAATCTGGCTGTCAATGCAAATATGGGACTGGATTGCGCGGAAATTGGACACGAATAAACGACGAGCTTGGAGAC